CCTTGAAAATTCTCCGGGGGTTAAAATCCTGTCAAAATGGATTTTAGGTTAGTGGCTTTACGCCCTCTCTATAAGAGATCTTGGTCTTCTTTTGTCGCACATAGAAGGACCCTCTTTCAGTTAAAGACTCCTTTCAGGGTCATTAAAACATACCTAGATCTCTTATAGAGAGTACGTAAAGTATTCGAAACCTTGGCGAAAGATATTAGAAAGGAGACGAAAGTATATGGGAAGAAGAGCAGCGACAGCTACTTCCGCAAAGAAGCGTTCAAGGGTTCCTATGACTCCTGAAGACAGGGAACAGTACTTGATTAATCTCTCACTCGATGCTGCTGAAAAGCAGTTACGTGAAGGCACAGCCTCATCGCAGGTCATTACGCATTTCTTAAAACTCGGTTCTTCAAGAGAACAGCTGGAGCAGGACAAGCTCAGAGAAGAAACCAAGCAGACTAAAGCCAAAATCGATTCGTTGGAAGCTTCTGCTAAGAGTGAAGAGAGATACACTGCAGCAATTGAAGCAATGCGTAGATACCAGGGTATCGAAGATGAGTAGATCAAGTCCAATGTCACGATCATATTTGGAAATGATCCAGTATTCTACGTTTGAAGAACGACTGCAGTATTTAATGCTGTTTGGTTCTGTTGGATACGAGACATTCGGCTATGACCGATGGGTTAATCAGGCATTATATTCATCCGGAGAATGGAGAGAGTTTCGGCATAAAGTAATTGTCAGAGATGGCGGTTGCGATTTAGGTGTTGAAGGATACGAGATACAAACACGACCGTTGATACATCACATAAATCCAGTTACCAAAGAGATGATACTTAACCGAGACCCAATGGTATTTGATATGAATAACGTTGTGACAACAACCCATCAAACACATAATGCCATACACTATGGACACGATACAAATGTTCGTAGCGGCCCTGTAATAAGGAGACCAAATGATACATGCCCTTGGAAACATTGAGGAGGAATTCAATGGAAGAGAGCATTCTTAAGACTATCAAGCAGCTTATTGGATGTCCTGACGACTTTGAGCAGTTTGACTTGGATTTAACCATTCATATCAATTCTGCCTTTGCAACCCTCACGCAATTAGGAGTTGGTCCTAAAGAAGGATACCGAATCACTGGTCTGGATAATGTCTGGAGTGAATTCGAAGAGGATGCCCAGAAGTCAAGCTTGATAAAAGATTATGTGTACATTAAAACTCGTTTGTTATTTGATCCGCCAACGAGCAGCGCGTTAATGGACAGTTTGAAAGAGCAACTTAAGGAAATGGAATGGAGATTGTACATTATGTACTATCCTGTTTCATTAGATGATAAGAAGGGAGAGAATGACGATGACTAATTATTCAGCCGATGATATCAAAGACTTCTTAGCCAATAATCAGGAATTCTCTGACTATTATCTTGCACATTACGGATTACCAAGACGATCTGGAAGATACAAATGGGGATCTGGAAAGGAACCGTATCAAAGTCTTAGATCATCGGCTAAAGCTGGTGAGAAGTTTATAAAAAGTTTTTCTAAAAAGAGCAGAGTTGAAAAACAAAATAATAAACGAAGAGAAAGAACAGAAGCTGTACGACTTGAAAAAAAGAAACAAAAAAAATCTAAATACAGAAACGAAAAGGCATATGTAAAAACTTTATCTGATGAAGAGCTTAAACGAATAAATACTCGAGATCAGATGGAAGCCACATACCTTAAAAACCATCCGCAGAAGCAGCCATTACCAAAGATGTTAGTTGATAAAGCTATGAAAGATATTATTGTTCCTGCAGTTACAGAAGTTGTGAAAGAACAAGGAAAAGTTTATATCAAGGGTAAACTCAATGCTGCCGCTCAGAAGATGATTAATGAAGCAGTTAAAGCTGAAACAAAGAGTACGAAAAAGAAAAAGAAGTAGGTGATGCAAAATGCTAAGCAATACGGCAACGCCTAGGTACTACGGGGAGTTCCGAGATAAAGTCCTGGATGGAGAGATTCCTGTTAATAGGGAGATTTCCATGGAGATGAACCGTATTGATTGGCTTATAGCTAACCCCGGTGTATACTATGACGACAATGCTGTAGAAGGATGGATTGCTTTCTGTGAATCTGAAATGGTCTTGACCGATGGGTCCGACTTGGAACTGTTGGATACATTTAAACTTTGGGGAGAGCAATTATTTGGTTGGTTCTATTACGTTGAGAAAACAGTGTATGAACCAAATGCTTCTGGACGAGGCGGACATTTCGTAAGGAAATCCGTCAAAAAGCGTCTTGTCAACAAACAGTATCTTATCATTTCTCGAAGTAATGCAAAATCGTTATACGAGAGTTTAGTGCAAGCTTATTTTCTGACAGTCGATACAACAACGACACATCAGATTACAACAGCCCCAACAATGAAACAGGCTGAAGAAGTTACAAGTGCAATTAGCACTGCCATAGCAAGAGCGAGAGGGCCTATGTTCAAATTCTTGACAGAAGGCTCTATACAGAACACTACCGGTTCCAAAGCGAACCGTGTTAAGCTTGCATGTACCAAGAAAGGTATACAGAACTTTCTTACAGATTCGTTACTAGAGATCAGACCCCTGAGTATTAACAAACTTCAGGGAATACGAGTAAAAGTAGCTACGGTCGATGAATGGCTCTCAGGCGAATTGAGAGAAGACCCAATAGGTGCAATCGAGCAGGGTGCAGCCAAAATAGATGGATACGTAATCTTAGCTGTAAGTTCGGAAGGTACTGTACGTAATGGATGTGGAGATGCCATCAAAATGGAACTGATGGACATTCTCAAAGGCGAATACCAGAACTGGCATACTAGTATTTGGTATTACAGGCTTGATAGCGTGGATGAAGTCGGAGACCCAGACATGTGGCCTAAGGCTAATCCGAACCTACCGATCACAGTCAGCTATGAGACGATTCAGCAAGATGTTGAACGAGCTGAGAAAGCACCAGCTACAAGAAATGATATTCTGGCAAAACGTTTCGGAATTCCTATGGAGGGATATACATATTATTTCTCTTACGAAGAAACACTTCCGCACAGACCTAGAAGCTTTTGGAAAATGTCATGCGCAATGGGAGCGGACCTTTCTCAAGGTGATGACTTCTGTGCTTTCACATTCTTGTTCCCACTGAGAAACGGAATGTTTGGAGTAAAAGTTAGAAGTTATATAACCACACTTACTTTGAGTAAGTTGAACTTAGCAATGAGACAAAAGTATCAAGAGTTTATCGACGAAGGCACTCTTATTGTTATGGAGGGAAGCATCATCGATGTGCAAGATGTATATGAGGATCTCGACAAGTTCATAATAGACGCTCAGTATGATGTTTGCGCTTTGGGCTATGACCCATATAATGCAAAAGAGTTTATTGAAAGATGGGCTCAGGAGAATGGGTCATTCGGAATTGAGAAAGTTCCGCAGGGCGTTAGAACTGAAACGGTTCCTCTTGGAGAAATTAAGAAATTATCGGAAAAGAGGATGCTGATATTCGATGAATCTTTAATGAGTTTCTGTATGGGCCATTGCATAACATTGGAAGATACAAACGGAAACAGGAAACTGTACAAGAAACGTTACGAAGACAAAATCGATAACGTCTCAGCATTGATGGATGCACTTGTTGCTTACAAAGTTAATAAAGACGCATTCGAATAGGAGTAATGGTTATGTATGTAAAAATAAAGAATGACGATGGCACGTTTTCGTTAGTTCATTCGGACTTAGGCGGTGACCATCTGGAACATTATGGACTGCCAAGGCGGTCTGGCCGTTACAAGTATGGATCGGGAAAAGATCCGTATCAGCATTCTGGAAGAAGAGCATCGCATCTAGAGTCAAAATCGGATCGACTTGCATCCAAGATGAAGAAACAAACTTCTCAGAAGACAAAGTCACGTATATCTGATTACGAACGAAAAGCTTCAGAAGCTATGACTAAAAGAGTCAAGTTCAAAGAAAAGGAAGAGGCAAAACGTGTTAAGCGTGACCACGCTATTACAGATATTGGGTATACCGGAAATCTTCAAAAAGCCGAACGAGCTCGGAAGAAAGCGAACCGTTATGGAAAGAAAGCTGCTAAGTACACCAGGAAGGCCGAAGCAATCAAACGGCGTACAAGCAGAACTGCAGAAAAGAAGAAAGCGGTAGATGCTGAGTTAGCTTCTATCCGTGGTGCAAAATACGTTCAAAAACTTAAAAAGAAACAGAAAGGATGGTAATATGAGTAATTCTGTATATTACAAGGCCACCGATGAGGACGGAAACACCGTTCTCAAACATAGCTGGAAAAATCATAAATATATTCGTATCGAGAACGGTAGATATATTTATCCTGAAGATGAAGCAGCACAAAAAAATGCTGTATTAATACAGAGGCGGCAAGCAATGCAAAAGCTTCGTTATAAGAACAATGCCGCTAATCAAGCAAAAAAGAATATACCTTATAAAGGTCCAACAGATGCAATTGCAGCACAGAAGGTCCAAAAAGAAAAAGATTTCCAAAAACGTGTCAGAGCAATGAATGCTCATACTGTAGCTAAGAAGAATGCTGATATGGTAAAGAAGAAGCAGGACCGACAGATGAAACAAATTGCAGCCAATGTTAAGAAACAGAATGCCCCTTCAACAAAAGTTAAGAAAGCAGCAAACTTTGCTAAAAAGGTAGCGACCAGAGATACAGTTGCAAAGACAGTAGCAGCAAGATATCTTCTGGATAAAGCTTCAAAATCCCCAACAGCAAACGCTGCAAGGGCAAAAGCAAAGTCTGTAATTTCAAAGGGTGAGTACAAAGTTACCAGAGCTGGACAGAAACTTGCTCGTGATGTTAAGAAGACTGGTGCATATAAGAAAGTAAGAAAAGCTACGTCAACTGCTAGAGACCGTGTAATGACTTCTGCAGAAGCACGCAATAAGGCAAATTCTGTCAGATCCAAGGCAGAGTACAAAATTGAACGAGCCGGTCAGAAGCTTGTCAATGATGCCAAACCTTATGTAACATCGGCAAAGAAGAATGTTAACAAGGCATATAAGTCAGCTAAGAAAGAATACAATAGAGTTTCTAGAGATGCTAGCAAAGCTTACAAATCAGCTAAGAAGAAAGCTAAGAAAGTAAGCAGATCTTTCAATAAAGCTAAGCGTGCAGGCAAAGCTTATCTGGATTACCTTACTAAATAAGGAGATTACTTATGGGTTTTATGAACAGATTAAAGCATGGTTGGAATGCATTTATGAACAAAGATCCAACAGCGTATCAAAATGGAACTGGTCTTGGAGCAGTGAGCTATGACAATCCATCTCGTCCTAGACTTACGATGGGAAATGAGCGGTCAATCGTTACAACGATCTATAATAAGATATCCGTAGATGCCGCAGCAATTGACGTAGAACACGTCATGCTAGACGCAGACAAACGCTTTACTGACGACGTTGAGGATGGGCTTAACTACTGTTTAACAATGGAAGCCAATATTGATCAGACATCGCGAGCGTTTAAACAGGATATTTTCCTGAAACTTCTTGACGAAGGATGCGTTGCTATAGTTCCGATTGATACGACTATGGACCCTGTGCATGGCAACGTTTACGATATTCAGACGATGCGTACAGCAAAGATAATCAATTGGTATCCGCGCCATGTTAGAGTGCGAATCTACAATGACCACACTGGTGAATTCGAGGAAATGGACCTTCCAAAGAAAATGGTCGCGATCGTTGAAAATCCATTCTATGCAATTATGAATGCACAGAATTCAACGGCACATCGACTGAAAAGAAAGCTTGCAATTCTCGATTTCATAGATGATCGAAGTGGATCTGATAAGCTTGATTTGATTATTCAGTTGCCATATACGATTAAGTCCGAAGCAAAGAGAGCTCAGGCTAAAGAACGTCGTAAAGAACTTACTGAACAATTGGCAAGCTCGGAATATGGTATTGCGTATATAGATTCGACTGAACATGTCACTCAGTTGAATCGTTCAATTGAAAACAATTTGCTCAAGCAGGTAGAGTATTTCACGAATTTGTTATTCTCTCAGCTTGGAATGACGGTAGAGATTCTCAATGGTACAGCAGACGAGAATACAATGAATAACTACTACAATAGTATAGTTGAGCCAATACTTGCAGCAGTCGTAGATGAGATGAATCGGAAGTTCTTAACAAAGACTGCTAGGACCAAAGGGCATGCAATTAAATATTTCAGAGATCCATTTAAACTGGTGTCTACTACGAATCTTGCAGAGCTTGCTGATAAGTTCACGAGAAACTGTATAATGACATCTAATGAATTCAGGCAAGTAATTGGATTAAGGCCAGTGGATGATCCTAAAGCAGATACGCTGACGAACAATAATATTTCGGCGTCGAACACTGAATTGGATCAGATGTATAATACAAATTCTGCTGACGAGGAAACAGAAGAACAATAAAGGAGGAATTTAAAATGGGAGCTAAACGCTCAAAGTATGCCGATTGCGACTTTAAGGGCTGGGCTACAAAGTTTGGTATTCTTTGCGCTGATGGAAGAATTATTCAGCATGGTGCTTTTGATGATATCGATGGCACTAAAGTTCCATTAGTGTATAACCATGATCACGGTAACATTAATGGCGTGCTTGGGCATGCTTATATGGAATGCCGAAAAGATGGTGTTTATGCGTACGGATATTTCAACGGTTCAGATAATGGTCAAATCGCGAAAGATGCTGTTCAGCACGGAGATATGGATTCGCTTAGTATTTGGGCGAATCATCTTCAGCAGCGTGGGCCATATGTTCAGCATGGTGAAATTAAAGAACTTAGCCTTGTTCTTGCAGGAGCAAATCCAGGAGCATACATTGAAGATGTTGCCTTAGCACATGGCGACACAATTGACAATGATGATTATGAGGCATATATTTATTCGGGAGAGTATCTTGAGATTATGCACTCAGATGAGAAAGGAGAAGACGAAGTGGCTAATAAGAGCATTCAGGATGTCGTTGATACAATGACGCCAGAACAGAAGGATGCTTTCTACATGGCTGTAGGAAGTGCATTAGCAGAAGATCCTAACGCTCTCGAAGACGAAGATGAATACGAGGACGAGGATGAAGATGAAGAGGATGATCACGACGATTCCGAAGAATATGAAGAGGAGGATGACGACGAAGATCCTGACAAAGATGATGACGATTCCGAAGAATATGAAGAGGAGGATGACGACATGGGTGCAATCGCACATAACTTATTTGAAGGCAACAATACAGACAACGGAGACGTTCTGTCCCACAGCGAAATGCAGGAGATTATCGAGGACGGTAAGAGATATGGCTCTATGAAAGAATCATTCCTTGCTCATGGTATTACAAATATTGAGTACCTGTTCCCGGATGCCAAAAATTTAAACACACCACCTGAGTTCATTGCAAGAGACCAGGGATGGGTAACCGAAGTAATGAACGGTGTACATCATACGCCATTCTCAAGAATCAAGTCTACATTTGCAGACCTGCGTGAGGATGAAGCTCGTGCAAGAGGTTACATCAAAGGTAAGCTGAAGAAGGAGGAAGTATTCTCATTACTGAAGAGAACAACCACCCCGCAGACAATCTACAAGAAACAGAAGATTGATCGTGATGATGTAATTGACATTACAGATTTCGACGTAATTGTTTGGCTGAAAGCAGAAATGAGAATGATGCTGAACGAGGAAATTGCAAGAGCAGTCCTGGTTGGTGATGGACGTCTTACATCCAGTGATGATCACATCAAAGAGGACAACATTCGTCCAATTTGGAAAGATGCCGATCTCTACACAATTAAGTACCCTATTGCAATTACAAAAGAAACAACCGCAGCTGAGAAGGCTACAGCATTTATCGAGGCCTGTGTAAGAGCACGTATCGACTACAAGGGTTCTGGCAATCCAAAGCTGTTCGCTCCAGAGTCAATCATTACTGAGTGCTTGCTGCTGAAAGATAAGAACGGCCGTATTATCTATGACAACATTGACAAGCTGGCTACAGCATGCCGTGTATCTAAGATCGTATCCGTTCCAGTTATGGAAGGTCTTAGCCGTGTAGACAAGACTGACACATTAGCTCTTCAGGGTATTATCGTAAACCTGCAGGATTACAACATCGGCGCAGATAAGGGCGGAGCTATCAACATGTTCGATGACTTTGACATTGATTACAACGCTCAGAAGTATCTTATCGAGACACGTATCTCTGGTGCGTTAATCAAGCCATTATCAGCTATTGCAATCGAGACAAAGATCCCAACAGCAGATCTTAGCAAGACAGTTTCTGGCCAGAGCGGCAACTAATCAAAATGGGAGGAAATGATCGTGAATAGATGGTGCGGTAAGATCGGCTTTGCAGAACAAGTGGAAACAGCCCAATCAGTTTGGACTGAGGAAATAACCGAGCGTACATATAGAGGAGATATTCTTCGTAATACGAGACGTCTTCAGGATTCGCAGCAGATCAATAGCAATATTTCAATCTCTAATCAGATAAGTGTAGTCGGCGATGCCTATATACGCGATCATTTCATTAACATGAGATGGATTGAGTTTATGGGGGCTAAGTGGAAGGCAACAGAAGTTGATGCTTCGCAGGCCCCTAGACTTATAATAACGTTGGGAGAGCTGTGGAATGAGGACGAGACTTGACTTTGATAGATATTTAAAAGATATCGTTGGAGAGGGCGTCGATGTATATTTCCAGCCCCCTTCTAATGTATCCGGTGCTGGGCAAAAAGTTATAAAAAACATAAAATACCCAGCTATAATATATTCTGTTGATGATTATAATATTCGATCGGCAGATAATAAAAATTATAGCGTTGATAAAGAATACGCAGTAGAAGTGGTAACTAAAGACCCGGATAGTACATTGATTGATAAGATAGTGGAGATGCCCACTGCGAGATTCAATAGATCTTACTTATCAGATGGCATGTATCATTCGGTCTTTGTAATTATATTTTAAAGGAGGAAAAACATGTCTAAATTAACATGGGACAAAACCGGAGAACGTAAATACGAAACCGGTGTAGATCATGGCGTTATTTACCCGGTTATTGACGGAGAATATGGCGCTGGTTCTGCGTGGAATGGTCTTACCGCAGTTACAGAATCTCCATCTGGAGCAGAAGCATCTGCTGTATATGCTGATAACATGAAATATCTTAGCCTCATGTCAGCAGAAGAGTTTGGAGCTACAATCGAAGCTTATACTTATCCAGAAGCATTTGACAGATGTAACGGCACAGCCGAAATTACTAATGGAGTTACTATCGGCCAGCAGAACAGAGATACATTCGGCTTCTCTTATCGTACCCTGATCGGTAATGATGTAAAGAGTAATGATTATGGCTACAAGATTCATATCATTTACGGAGCTAAGGCTTCTCCATCTGAGAAAGGCTTCCAGACAGTAAATGATTCACCAGAGGCAATTTCGTTCAGTTGGGAATTATCAACAACCCCAGTTACAGTTGACGGATTCAAGCCTACTGCTCATCTCGAGATTGATTCCACAAAGGTCGAAGCTACCAAGATGAAGAAGATTGAGGATGCTTTATACGGCACAGAAAGTACAGAAGCTAAGTTGCTGCTTCCGGATGAGATCATTAACCTTTTAAAATAACAGACCCGTCACTGGACGTCTCTGCAACTCCTATTACAGGAGAAGACGACCTGCTTGGAAAGAAGGCAGCTGACCTTCAGTCCAATATCAAGGTCAATGAGAGCACTAGAGTAATTTCTGGTACTCTTAACTACGTGACGGGCTATACAGGATTCAGCAGTAAAGTCGACGAACAGAGTGGTAATTACATCGCTCTTGATATTGCTCCAAAGAGTGGTTTCCCTGAATCATTAACAGTTGAAGTTAAGGGCGGAACATCTGGTCCATCTAAACTTCTCCAGTCTGATCATCAGGCAGTTCTTAAGATCAAGGACACTAATAAGCAGTCCATCTTGATTAAAGCAACTAACAAAGGCGCGACAGAAACAAAAGAATACTTACTTACAGGTGTAACACTTAAAACAGAATAAAGTTTTTCCTAGTCTGCTGAAATATGCAGACTGGGATTTTTAAGAATGAAAGGAGATTAAATTATGTTTATCAAAACTATTAATTACAAGGACTTTGACGGAAATGAGAGATCTGAAGATTTCTACTTCAATCTTACTCAGAGTGAAATTTTAAAATTGGAAACAAGCCTTAACGGGGGCTTAACATCATATATGAGCCTTATGGTGCAGAAACAGTCTCAGCCGGATATCATGAATCTTTTTGAGAAGATTATTGATGCATCTTACGGAATCAAATCTCTTGACGGCCGTACATTTACAAAGACTCCTGAAGCACTGGCAGAGTTCAAGGCTACTGCAGCATATGACAAGTTCTTTATGGAAATTTGTATGGACGAAGCAAAAGCTTCCGAGTTTCTGCTTAATATCATGCCTGACGATGTAAATGACAAGATCAAGAAAGCAGCGGAATCCGGAGTCTATGACGATGCTACATTAAGCGATGCTCAGAGAAAAGCGATCTCAGCAGCAATGGCGGAAGTAGCAGGATCTGTGGCTGCAACTGATGATGCTGTGAAAGAAGGAAACTAAGGAGATAATTATGCTCGAATTAATTCTTCCCGGATATGAGCCATTTGATCAAGAAACTCAAACTTTTGGAAAGGTTGTAAAACCTACTAAGATTAAGCTCGAGCACTCCTTAATAGCAATTTCAAAATGGGAGCAAATATGGCATAAGCCATTGCTGAAACTCATGGATGAAGGAACTCTAACGGATGAAGAGTTTTTTGATTATATGTATTGCATGATAGTTGGGTCTTTCGATAAGGTCGAATTCTTTAAACGGCTTGATGATCATTTACTTAAAAAAGTAACAGACTATATCAATGACCCAGCTACGGCATCTAGGGTTTTTACAATTGGAGATGACGACAAAGGAAAACCGGAGACGTTAACTAGCGAATTAATATATGCTTACCTAGCAATGGCTAGAATACCATTCGATCCTTGCGAGAAATGGAATATAAAGCGTGTATTCATGTTGATTGAATTGTATGCTGTAAAAACTAATCCACCTAAGAAGATGTCCGTTGATGAAATCCGTAGATGGCAAAAGAAAGAAAACGAAAGACGAAAAAAAGCAAACCATACAAAGGGGTGATATTATGGCCAGATCGCGAAAAGCAGCTGTTAACCTTATCAATTCTTGGGTTGGAAAAAATGAAAAAGATGGATCTTATAAATCTATTCTTGACATTTATAATAGACAGAAAGAAAAACCAAGAGGAGTAACCATGAAACCAGGGATGGCATGGTGCGCTACGACTTGGTCTGCCGTGGCAATTGCTCTGGGGTATACAGATATTATGCCAGTTGAGTGCAGTTGTTTTTACATTATTAAAAAAGCTAAGAAAATGGGCTGTTGGCAGGAGAAAGATAACTATATTCCTAAAATTGGAGATGCATGTATTTACGATTGGGAGGATAATGGAGTAGGAGATAATAAAGGAACTCCGAAACATATTGGCATGGTGACATATGTCAATAAGAATGAAGGATACTTTGTCGTAACCGAGGGTAATTATAAAGATTCTGTTAAGAAGAGGACAGTTAACATTAATGGAAAATTTATACGCGGATTCATCACGCCAAAATACGATGCTGATCAGCCAAAGATCAGTACCAGCACTCACCGCCATGCCGGTAAAGAAGTTAAAACAGTAGCAAGAGAAGTAATCGCTGGTCAATGGGGAGAAGATTATAAATCGAATCTTAAAGAAAAGCATTATGATGTCAACGCCGTTATGAAAGAAGTAGATGCAATAATTAACACACCTTGTGGAATAACGACTACTACCTGTTATGCAGCACATCTGAGCTATTTTTATAAGGGCTCATATAAAACTTCTAAGAAAACTCCTATGCGTATTGACGCTGGATGGAACAAAAAGCTTATGGTTGAAATTCCAGCTGGGAGAAAGGTTGAATGCTACGGATACTTCAGCAAGTATAAAAAATCTGTATGGTTACTTTGTGCTGTAACCATTAAAGGAAAGAAGTATACAGGATTTGTAGAATCTTCTAAGTTAATTGGATAAGGAGAAATGATATGATCAGATGCAAACTTGAGGGTAACTTTAAAAAGCTCAATAATTATTTCGAAAAGCTTTTGGAAGGCGTTAACGTTGGTGTATTAAACAAATACGGACGTGAAGGTGTAGCTGCCCTCAAGGCTGCAACTCCTGTTGATACTGGAGTAACAGCTGCATCATGGTATTATGAAATAGTGCGCGATAACAGATCTATAAGTTTGGTTTTTAAAAATTCTAATGTAGTGAACCATGTGAATATAGCTATTATTCTACAGTATGGGCATGGAACTAGAAATGGTGGATATGTTCAGGGGGTTGACTACATTAATCCGGCTTTAAAACCGGTATTTGATAGACTAGCTAAAGATGCTTGGAAGGAGGTCACTGGATAATGGGTAAAGTTGTTGAAGATGACGTTGTCCGAATGCAATTCGAGAATGGACAATTCGAGAAAAAAATTCGTCAAAGTCAAAAATCTATAGAAGCTCTTAAGAAAAGCATCGATTTTAGTGAGTCTGGAAAGAGTCTTGCTAAATTTCAAAATGAGACCAAAAAGTTCAACATGGACGGAATGGGCAGAGCGGTAGAAGCAGTTCAAGTCAAATTCTCAGCTATGGATACAATAGCTATGAGCGTTTTAAACCGGCTTACAAATGCTGCTATAAATGCTGGCAAGAGGATAACGTCTGCTTTAGCATTTGATGGAATGTCTGACGGATGGAATGAATATAAACTGAAGATGAATTCGATCCAGACAATTATTATGTCTACTGGAGAAAGCTTATCTACAGTTAATAAGTATCTCGACGAGCTCAATAAGTACTCAGATAGAACAATTTATTCGTTCTCAGACATGACCGCAAATATCGGTAAGTTTACAAACGCCGGTGTAGGTTTGAAGGATGCAGTTGCGGCAATTAAGGGTGTTTCGAACGAAGCAGCTATTTCAGGTGCAAATGCAGAGCAAGCATCGCATGCCATGTATAACTTTGCTCAGGCATTATCTGCTGGATATGTAAAATTAATTGACTGGAAATCAATTGAAGTAGCGAATATGGCCACTATGGACTTCAAGCAGAATTTACTTGATACTGCAGTTGCTCTAGGAACGGTTGTCAAAAAGGGCGAAGACTACTACACCACAACTACAAATGCTAAAGGAGCTACATCTGACGCATTCAATGCTACAAAAAACTGGAACGATAATCTTCAATATCAGTGGATGACCACTGACGTACTCGTTCAAACGCTTAGTAAATATACGGACGAAACAACCGAATTAGGACAAAAAGCATATGCCGCAGCTTCTGAATTTAAAGACGCAGGACAGATGTTTGCTGCTTGGAAAGAAGCGATCGGATCTGGCTGGGAACATACATGGGAAACAATATTCGGTAACTTCGAAGAATCCAAAAAGCTTTGGGGATTTCTCGATAACATAATCGGTAATTATATTGTAAAGACATTCGCCGCTAAGAATGCTACTCTAGATGCCTGGAAGAAAATGGGTGGCCGCAATTCATTAATGCGTTCGTTCACAAATACTCTAGCAGCAGCTGTCGCTGTGTTAGATACTTTTAGGGTTGCTTATAGAGCAATATTCCCAGAAAAGAATGCAAAAGAAATAAAAAATATAACCGATGCATTTGAAGCTTTCACTAAGAAGCTAATAATGTCTAGGGATAATGTCGATAAGCTATATCGGACATTGAAAGGTTTCTTTACAATTGTCAAGATTGTTAAAAATGTTCTTGGAGTAGGACTTAAGACAGCCTTACAGGTAGTTTCTAAATTGTTTGGTATATCTGTAAATAGTGTATTAGACCTTACAGCAGTCCTAGGTGACGGCATTGTACAATTCGAAAAATTTGGAAATGTTTCTGGCGTAGTTGCTAAAGGTGTTGATCTTGTGTCGTCAGCAATAGCATTCGCTATAAAAAATATTGAGTACTTTGGAAAAGCTATTTGGAATTGGAAAGGGACACAGGAAGTAATAAAATTCTTAGATGATCTTATAGTTAAAACATTATGGCCAGATATGAAGGAGTTTGGTGAAAATGCTGGAACTATGATCGAGGATTTTATTCAGCACTGTAAGGAAGTTGGGCACATAGATTTCAAAGCTTTACTCAGTACAATTATTGGAATAGGCGCCGTTGCAAAAGCTAGTTTTGGAGGTGCCGGTAATTCTATAGATTCATTCACCTCAAAGTTGTATTCCCTTAGATCTAAAGTGAGCGGATACTTTAAAGGTTGGACAGACCAAGCAACCGGATTCAAGAAAACGATGATTGACACGTTCGATGGTGTGTTTTCATTTGTTAAAGATAAATCCGGAAAAGTTAATACTGCTAATATATTAACTATCTTGTTAGGTGGTGTCTCGGTAAAGACCCTTTATAATCTTTCGAAATTGTTAGAGGTACTTACAGATAGATTCGGTGGTTTATTTGCATTACCGGCAGCAATAGGTAACAGTTTTATTAAACTAATGAATCAAGGAGCATTAACTCTTAAAACTTGGCAAGATTCTATCAAAGCCGATATAGTTATTAAGATTGCAAAAGCTGTAGCTATATTGGTAGGATCTATAGCTTTGTTAACTGTACTACCTCAGGATCGAATCGAAGGTGCAGTTGTGCTGATCGGTATATTAGGTGCAGCATTAACAGCATTTGCTTACGCGATCGGTTCTATTTCAACAGAAAAGTTAGCAAAGGGATTTTCTGGTGTTTCAGCAATGGTCATTTCTATTGCTGGAAGTATTTTACTAATGACTGTTGCACTTGAGAAACTTCAAAATGTGACCATTAATAAATCCATGGCAATTAATATTGGAGTAATTACAGGGCTTGTAGGAGTTATTACAATATGCTCAGGAGCTTTAACAAAGTATACAATGGGTGCAAATGCTAAATTAGCAGCCGCTGGAGCCCTTCAAATTGTATCTTTAGCAGCCTCTTTGCTACTGATGGTTAAAGCTATAAAAGGGTTGTCTAATTACAATATTGAAGATGCTGGGAGCACTATTGGTGCTTTAGTATTGGCTGTTGGATCATTATCAGTTCTTATGATTGCTGTTGGAAAAGCGAACGCTTTAGGCGGAACTAGAGGAGCACTTACATTATTAAGCTCTGTAGTGGCAATATATGGATTAGCTAAAGTGATGTCTAAAATTTCTAATATGGATTTTAGCTCCATGAAGAAAGGATGGAAACAATTTGTAGCCGTATTCGGAACGATGATGCTGTTATTTAAGGCATCTGCTAAAGCTGGTCCGAATGCCTCTAAAGCAGCCGTATTACTACTTGGATTTACTGTTAGTCTACATGTTTTACTTGCTGCATTTGAGAAATTACAGAAGTACGATTTTAAGACAATGGCTAAATGCATAACGGATCTAATTGCACTGATGATACCTATTGGGGGTCTAATTAAAGCTAGCGCTAGCGCTGGACAATATGCTGCTAGAGCTGGTGTTATGATGATGACCGTTGCTGGTTCTATTGTAATTTTAACTGCGGCTATAGCTATACTATCCGGTCTTGACCAGTCAAAAATGGCAGGAGCGACCGCGGCTGTTGATTCCATAATCTTATGCATGTCAGCTATGATCAAAGCTGGCGATGTATCAATTGATGCTAAGAAGTCAGTGATAGTTGCTGCTTTGGTTGTAGGCGAGATAGCTGGAGTTATTGCTTTGTTGGCTCAGCTAGATCCAACTGGAGTTATGGCAGGATCAGCAGCAATATCATTGCTTTTAGGTGTATTTACATTATGCTTAAAAGGGTTCGCTGGTGTTGGAAAGGTGCGCGCTAGCGTTCTTTTAGCTGGTGCAGTTCTTTTGGAAATAGCTGGTGTTATTGGGCTAGTAGCTCAATTGGATTGGAAACGATCGTTAGCGGCATCAGCTGGATTAAGTATGGTTTTATTATCTGTATCCGCATCAATGTTGATACTTCAAAACGTTCCTATTGCTGGAGCTATAACGGCGCTAGGAAGCTTCTCAATATTTATTGCTGGTCTTACTGCCATTATAGCTGTGTTAGGTGGGCTTAATAAGATACCAGGATTTCAGGATTTCATGAATGGTGGAGTTCAAATACTAGAACTACTAGGCGAAGGTTTAGGAAAACTAGTCGGCGGAATTATATCCGGAGTTGGCCAGGGAATTACAGATGGGCTACCACAAATAGCTACAAATTTATCAGACTTTGCAAATAATCTGCAACCATTCTTATCAATGATGGGAAATGTAAATCCAGAGATAGGCTCGTCTATGTCCGTGTTGGCAGGATGTATTGTTAAAATAGCCGGAGCAGAGATTGTTAATGCCATTTCGACGTTTATAAATCTTGGGAAAGATCCAATTCAGAAATTTGCTTATCAGCTTCAGTATCTTGGTGCTGGTATGAAAGCGTATGGCGATCAGGTAGCAGGCGTTAATCCTGAAACAGTCAAGGGCACTGCAATAGCGGCTAAAACCCTAGTTGAATTAGCGAATGCTATACCACGATCTGGAGGGTTAGCTCAGCTGTTAGCTGGGGCAAAGGATCTCGCTGATTTTGGATTATCTCTTATCCCATTCGGAGCAGCATTTGCAATGTATGCCATGGAAGTTGCCAACATAAACCCTGGGGTAATTAAAGGAACATCCTCCGCAGCTCAAACATTAACAGATTTAGCTAACGCTATACCTGAAGCTGGCGGATTAAAACAGCTACTGACAGGGTCTAAAAGTTTAACTTCATTTGGATTATCTCTTATTCCATTTGGAGCAGCATTTGCTACTTATTCTAGTCTAGTGGCTGGCGTTAATACATCAACTATAAAGGCTACATCTGCAGCAGCAATGACGATAAGCGAATTTGCAAATTCCATACCTAAGTTAGATGGTATGAAAGAGTGGTTCGTAGGAGGTTCTGAAGATTTAGGAACTTTTGGTAAGAGTATGGTCTCTTTCGGTAATTCATTTGCTAAATACTCTGATGCTGTATCTAAAGTTGATACTGAATCAATAAATGCAACATCTTCAGCAGCTATGACTATTACTAAATTGGCAAAAACAATACCGAGTTTGGATGGTATGAAAGAATGGTTTGTCGGAGGTTCTCAGGACTTAGGAACTTTCGGTGAGAGCATGGTATCGTTTGGTAAGTCATTTGCTAAGTACTCTAAAACGGTATCCGGAATCGATACCTCAACTATAACGGCCACATCAGCGGCTGCTACATCCATTGCAAAACTGAACGATGATCTACCAGAAGCAACCTCTGCTAAGAGTATACTCTTTGGCGGAAACAAGGAGAGCTTAAAGAAATTTGGAAAGAATCTTGTATCGTTTGGCGAGAGTTTTGTCAGTTTCTCAACTACAATAAAGGGAGCAGACACATCTAATGCTGGAACTATTGCTAAGCAGTTATCCGATTTCATTAATTCATTAAATGGAGTTAAGGGCGGACTAGATAAGAAAGTCAAAGACATGAACAAAGCATTTAAGGCTTTGGGTAAGACATCCCTAAAATCTGTGCAGAATGGATTTGAATCAAAATCGGGGGATTTTGAAAAGGTTGGCTCTAAGGTTGTTGGGTGGATTTCCACTGGAATGAAAAATAACAGCGAAGATATGAAGTCTCCGTCATCAAGCGTAGCTAAGAAGTTCTTGAAATACGTCACTGATGCGTTTAAATCGGATACGGATACTACCGACGGATTTAACTCAGTGGTAAATAGCGCTCTTAGTACAGCTAAAAGCACGTTTAATGATTATAATTCAAAATTCAAAGACGCCGGTTCATCATTAGCCAAGAACCTTGCTAGCGGTATGAGATCTAATTCTAAAGATTTTAGTACGGCTGGCGCTAATGCGGCTATAGGATTTATGAGTGGGGCAAAGAACAAGAGCTCGGATGTATACTCTACTGGAGTTTCCTTAGGAAATCAATTACTTAAGGGTATGAAGAGCAAAAAGTCTCTTGACGAGCATTCTCCTTCTAAGAAAACCAATAAAGTTGGTGTTTACGCTGGAGAAGGTCTTGTTAAAGGTGTTAAATCAACGGCTGGAGACATTGAACTTGCGGGTATTGACGCTGGAAGAGGGGCTTTGTTAGGCGCAGGAAAAGGTATAAAGGACGGAGCTAAGAAAGCGCAAAAAACAGTTACTGGATATGTTAAGGGGATAAAGAAATCGATTACTAAATCGGTTGGGAATTCCGACGTTGACAAGATCATGAACACTGTAAATGACATTCTTAATTCCGGTAACAGTACATTCTCCGATCAAATGGATAAAACGACAAAAGACATTATCAAAAATGCTAACAAAACTGGAGCTGGCGTAACTAGCGCGTATGATGCCACTTCTAAGAAGATTGCAAGTAAGTCCAAAAAGAACAGTAAGAAAGCAAAGATAAAGATGACCAAAATCATAAAGGTCGCTTATCAGTTTGGAAAGACTTTCGACAAGGCTGTAAGCTCATTTAATAAAACCCCATATGAGACGATTACTAAAATCTCTAAGAGTTTAGGAAAAGAGCTTCTCAAGACAACACCTAAGCTTAAGACACTTAGCAAAGCTACTAAAACTGCCGAAAAAACTATCAAGAATTTTGCTATTGCACTGTATAAGGAATCGGATCAGTATAAGGAAGACACTAAGTCTGTTAAGCAGCACGAGGCAGCTTTGAAGAAACTTCTTAAGACACAAGACCGTTTAAAGAAGGGCCTTAGTGCTTCAGGCAAAAAGCTTAGCAAAAAGAATCTCAATTCGGCTATTAAGGAAAATAACACTGCTATTAAAAATGCTGTGAAACAGCTGAAAGATGATCAAAAGACGATCCAGTCTAATATTAACTCGACATTCAAAGAATATAGGAATAATATCATTAACTCGATAAAGGAGTATACTAAGTTTACGAATATCGCATTCGATAACTCTAGAAATATATTCTCTGAATTCTCTGATTCTATGGATGACGAGATGAGTACAGTTCTTAAGAATATGGAAAGCCAGGTTGATGGCTATCAGGAAATGAAGGACAACCTTGCAAAATTAGCAAAGAACGGTCTTAGTAAGGGTCTTATCGATACTCTTAAAGGTATGGGAGAATCTGGTTATGCATACATCAAATTGTTTGCAAATGCTTCTAAAGAAGAAATCGATAGGGCAAACAAAGCGTATGCAGAAGCTAGTAAGCAAACGAAAGAAGATATTATTGCTTCTTATAAACAGACTTACCAAGATGCTGTTAAGTGGAAGAACTCTATTAAGAAGATGCTCAATCAGGGTTGGGACATTCGCCTTGTTCAAGAATTGGTTGATGAAGGTCCTGGAAATCTTAGCAAAGTATTGGAAATGCTTACTTTTTCAGATGAAGAACGTAAAGAAATAAACGATGTGTATGTTAAGAATCTTAAACTTCAGAAATCTGGAGCCAATGACATTATCAAGTCATTTGCTTTGAAGAAAGAGAAAGAAGCGGCCAAGAAGAAAGCAAAGAAAGCTGTTAAGAAAACGGCAAAAGAGGTTAAGAAAGACGTAAAAGAAATTCCTAATGCTGTTTCAGAAGCAGCTAAGGAAATGGAGAAAAACCTCAAGAAGATAAACAATGATTGGGACGATGCAAAGAAGAAAATCGAAGATACGGCAAAGTCTATGACTGAATCTGTAAAGAGCAGTCTTGATAGTTTCACATCGTTTGCTAATTTCGACATTTCAAGTTCTACGGATTACTTTACGAGATACGAGGAAGTAGTAAATGATCTCGGCAATGACACCATTATCGATCGTATGTGGTCACAGGTTAATGCCGAAAAGAGAGTAATCGAAGGTCTCGAGAAACTAAAGAATATGGGATTTGCAGATGGATTGCTGGATTATCTTAAGAGTCTAGGGACGCAAGCAATACCGTATATCGAGGGATTCAGACTTGCCACGGCTGATCAGATTGATAGAACAAATGCAGTATTCAAAGAGAAGACGCAAATGACAAAAGATCAAATTTTACAGCAGGCAAAGGATAATATGGAATCTGTTAAGAAATGGCGAGATGAAATTGTTGTGTTGTCGAAAGAGCTTGACCCAAGGCTATTGCAAGAGTTGATAAACAAAGGCTTGGACGGAGCAGATATCGTCGATGCGTATTTCCAAATGACACCAGATGAAAAGAAGCAGATAAATCAGTATTACAAAGATACATTATCTATGAACGAGGAAGTTTCTAAAGAAGTATCTGATTCGTACAAAGAAGCAGGTCTAGGAGCTGTCAATTCCATGTATCAGGGAATGATTGATGCTGCTACAGGCAAGGATGTATCTTCTAAGAAAGGCTCATCTAGGAACCTCAAAGGATCTGCAGCGACAAAAACTGTTCACGCAGTAGCTAAGTCATTTGACGAAGTACTTAAAAAAGATACGTCATTCAAGTCTTCAGGTAAGAAAGCTGGAAACCAGTTCAAAGCTGGAATCGACTCAGCTTCCGAAGGGGTTGCAAAGTCTGCAAAGCAATCAGCCAAGAAGGCTTGTACAACCTTTACGAATTACGCAGAAACAAACTTCAAGAAAGCTTTTAAATCTGCCGGAACATCTCTTGGTTATTGCTTTGCTTTAGGTCTTGCTGCAACAACGGTGTTAACAGCTGTAGAATCTTCTTGTAAATCAGTGGTAGATAAAGCATTATCTTCGTTTTCAAAAGGCAGCGACAAAGCATCTTCTAAAGGAAGTGCACTTGGTAATTCATTTGCTCGAGGCATTAGAGGAGCTATACCATCAGCTGTTAGTGCTGCTCAGGAATTAGTTGACGCTGTAAACGCAGTACTATCTAAAATACAGATGCCTAGTTTAAGTGCCAGTGTTAACACTTCGAATTTGTCGTCAATGGTTAGTAGCGGAGTGACATCAGCTACTGGATCTTCTGTAGCAGGATCTAGTGCTGGTTTAGCAGCTTCTATAGCCGGAAGTTTGGCTGGAAGCGTACTTGGCAAAAGCAATCTTAGTAAAGCTATATCGATACTTCAAAATGGGGGAAGATCATCTCGAAGTTCTATTAAGGGTTCCAGCGCCCCAGCAGTAACTAATAACTACACATTCAACCAGACTAATAATTCGCCTGTAGCATTATCTAATAAAGAGATATATCGACAGACAAAGAACCAGTTTAGTCAATTAAAGGGGGCTCTTAAATGATAAAGAAAGTAATCGTTACTAATTATTTAGGGGAATCCCTAGAAATGGAACTAGCTAGGCCTGAGGTTTCGGGTCTAGCTATAACAGACATCGAAGGTTTAGGGCCAGTTAAGGCAACTATCAACACTAGTGAGATAGCGACCGGAGATGGAGCATTATATAATAGTGCTAAACTTGAAACTAGAAATATCGTTATGACTCTGGATTTTAGATTCGGAACAGATATCGAAACTATTAGGCATACTACATATAAGTATTTCCCTATCAAGAGATACCTCACGTTGACATTCGTAACGGATCAGAGATCTCTTGATGCTTTCGGTTACGTCGAGTCGAATGAACCTGAAATATTCCAGGCTCATGAAACTACTCAAATCTCCGTAATTTGTCCAGACCCATACTTTTATGCAACTAATGGAAAGACGCTTACATTATTTAGTGGCGTCAATCCTAAATTCGAATTTCCATTTGAAAACAATTCGTTAACCGAAAAGCTCATAAACTTCGGCGATATCGTACATATGTATGAGAATGTAGTAACGTACAAAGGAGATGCTTCCGTTGGTATAACAATAACAATTCATGCGCTAGATACAGTAAAAGATATTGTTATCTATAACGCTAGAACTCGTGAAGTTATGAGAATAAATACTGACTTTATACAGACCTTAACCGGTCAAGCATATGGTGCTGGTGATGATATCATTATAAATACTAAGCGAGGAGAAAAGTCAGTTACATTACTGAGAGCCGGCTTAACGACCAACATTCTCAACTGCTTAGGTAAAGGATCGAGCTGGTTCCAGCTGTCGAAAGGAGATAATATCTTCATCTACAATGCTACAGAAGGAGCAATGAGTATTCAGTTTAAGATCGAAAACGATACGATATACGAAGGAGTATAACTTATGGAAGGTGATTAATTTGAGGAGGTAAGCAATGGAAGCTACAATATTAAACTCAAGGTTTGAAAAAGTAGCCATTATTGACAGGTTCAAGTCCTTCATTTGGACTGATAGATATCAAGAGAATGGGGACTTTGAACTCTACCTCACTTTGGATATGGATGGGGTGTTTCCTTATCTAGTCAATGACTACTATCTTCAAAATGATGATTCAGTTCACATGATGATTATTCAGGGAATGCTTCTTGAAACGAATACTACGGAAGGACCAACAATTAAAGTTATAGGCTACTCTCTTGAGAGCTTGCTGAAGCGTAGGATAATATGGGACAATACTACACTTGGCGGAAATTTCCAAGATGGAATAGAGAAGCTTATAAATGACGCTATAATAGCGCCGTCAAAATCGGAAAGAAAGATTTCTAACTTTATATTCAAGAAGAGTACAGACAGTAGAATAACCGCTCTGACAATTGACGCAAAGTATGAGCAGCATGAAAACTTATACGAGGCAATAAACTCACTTTGCGTCGAGAAACAAATTGGATTTAAAGTTACGTTAAATGAAAATAAACAATTTGAGTTTGAGCTGTACAAAGGCGTTGATAGATCTTATGCACAGCAATTAACTCCGTATGTTGTATTCAGTCCTTCATTTGAAAACTTAAATAACACATCTTATTTGGACAGTAAAGAAGATTACGCAAACGTTGCGTTAACTGTTGGAGAGGATGGGGATACACAAACATTATCCGGGAATCCGTTAAAGATTACTAAAGAAGTGACTAGGGACGGAGAAACTCAGGAACAGTTGAGCGGTATGCATCGATGCGAGATATATGTTGATGCTGGATCGATTACTTCTGAGGATGAGGACCATAAAATGAGCGACGCCGAACGACTGAAAGTAGTTGCTCAGAAGGGCAAAGAAGCTTTAGCTGAGAAACCACATACCATATCTATGGATGGAGATGTTGATCCTCATACTATGTTTGTATACGGACGAGATTTCAAAATGGGGGATGTAGTACAGATAGAAAACGACTATGGTATTAAAGGGACATCAACCGTGTCGGAATTTATTATGTCCCAAGATTCTAGTGGGGAAACTTCATACCCTACTTTTACAGACTTTGTAAGTGCCGATGATAACAGAATACCAGTAGGCTCTTAAAGAATAAGATAAAGGAGGACAAATATGAGTTTTGCATCTGGATTTTTTAATTCCGTAGATCATGATAGATTATACGATGCTACCGACATTTCAAGATTATTTGATGGCTTAATTCGAGATGGAATTTTTGCATCTATTGGCGACTGCATGGTCGTTAAGCAAAGCAACCAGATGAATGTAACGGTTGGAACTGGACGAGCATGGTTTAATCATACTTGGAGTTACAACGATGCTCTTTATCCAGTTACTATTCCACCATCAGAGATTCTTATGGATCGTATTGATGCAGTTGTTCTGGAGATCAATTCAGTTGAATCTGTAAGAGCAAACAGCATTAAATTAATTAAAGGAACGCCATCGTCTACACCAACCAAGCCGGCATTGACGAATACTAAAGAAGTTCATCAGTATCCATTGGCGTATGTCACAGTCGGTAAAGAGGTTACGTCAATCAGGCAGGCGGATATTGAAAACTGTGTAGGGACGAGTGTGTGCCCATTTGTTACAGGCATTCTTGAGGTAATTAGTATTGAACAACTTATTCCTCAATGGAAGGATATCTTGAATCGGTTCGTAGAAGAGAATACTGCAAACTTCAATACATGGATGAATGGAGAAAAGCGGGATTACCAGGCTTGGCTCACAGCCGCTAAAAAAGAGATTACGGATTGGCAAGCAACTTCAAAATCGGACTATCAGAAATGGTACGACAGTATTAAGAATGGCTATGATCAGTGGTTCGCTACAATTAAAGCTGCTTATGACGCTAACTGGTCAACATTCCAGCAATGGGAAAAGGCGTCCCAGGCAGAGTTTGATAAGTGGTTTGAAAATATAAAAAACAAACTCGAAGGTGACCTTGGAGCTAAACTTACTCTAGAAACCGAGAAGTTAGGTAAAGAGAAAGTATCACTTATCGAGTCAACGAAAACAGATCTCAAAGGTACTGTGGAAGCTCCATTGATGTTAGGTAAGGCTACGAGGAATTTGTTGCCTTATCCATATGTAAGCGCTAGCGGGTCGGTTTCGTATGGCGTAACGATGACGTACACAGAAGAAGGAACTGTTTCTTTTGACGGCACATTATCGGATAATGCATCACAACCTGGTTTTAAATTATATAATAATACTGAAAAGTTATTTAATGATGCTATAAATACGCTATATTCAAAGTACGATACGACAATTCCAGGTGTCTTGCATGCTTTTTTTCAAATTTTTACCAAAGGTAATACTTGGGTAACCAACGTCGAGACTTTATCAAAAAACGACTATGACTGGTCGAAATACTATTGTAATTATAGTGTTCAATATCATAAAACTTCCGGAGATGTTCGTGGGACAGTATCCAATATCAGAATAGTAACCGATGCCGATGATCCATTTGTTCCATATTCCGGATACGATATTAAGACGATTGGAAAGAATTTGATTCCGTATCAATATTATCATCATGGATCTAAATATACTACTAATGGAATAACATTCACCGTAGATTCAAAAGGAATAATTCATGCTTCTGGAACAGCTACTAGCGTAGCGTTTTATTCATTCGTCTATGGTACGATAATCCCTTGTATAACAGTTGGCAAAAAATATACTATGACCTTAACTGTTAAAAATGGCCCTGCATCTGCGTTTTTAGCTAATGTTAAGGATGGCAAGAATATCGATATTGCCGCTATACGATCGTTAAGCGTTGGAACAAAATCAACCACATTCACATTTACGAGAATAGATGGAGCAACTGATACGATTGCGATTTATATTGCTGCCGGAACGACCCTAACCGACTGTCAAATCAAGGTCCAATTAGAAGAAGGGGAAACTGCTACAGATATTGAACAGTATAGGTCATCAACCACGAAGATTACCAAGGATACAGAGTTTCCTAATTTCGATCTAAAATCATTCGATTCGGTTACTCATATAATCTCTCCGGCTAATGTTCAGTCATTCCATGCTGATGCGCCAAATGGTAAATACCTGTTAGAGTCAATCAAGAAATCTGCCGAGTCTGGTGGGGTTAGCTATGGAGCAACTGAACCAACAAATCCTAAGCCTGGAGATTTGTGGGTAGATACGAATCATTCGAGTGTGTTAAAATACTATAATGGGGGGAATTGGGAAATCACTAACTCTGGTATATATATCACTGGCGGTGGTTTTCCATCTTCGCCGTATAATGGTCAGTTATGTTATAGCCCATTTAGCAAAATGATGAATGTTTATATTTCATCCGGTGGTTCTTTTGGCGGTCCAGGTTGGTATCCAGTTGGATCAGATGACCCGGGAGGATATCATTACGGTGCTTCTGCTCCAACTAATACCAAACTCTTATGGATCGATACTTCAGGTGTGGCTAAATTCTACAATGGTTCTGCCTGGGTACCATTAGCAGCTACGTGGGGATAATTCAAAATGGGGGTATAGATAATGTATTTATCGGGAAATGATCATTTTGTAAAAGATAACGAAAAACGAAATGTAAAAAATCCCCTGGAGGAAAAATCAGATAAATCTTTTGAAAAGGAGGTTGAAGATAATGCCTAATTTTCTTACCGCGGCAGAAATGAACACTCTTAAAGCCAAGGTAAAAACAGAAATGCAGCGTAGAGCATACAATGGCTCTATGACTGGATTTGCATCTGCATCGTACGACTTCTCCACAACTCCTACATCTGGAACCAAAGTCACAGCGGACCAAGGCAAAAAGGTAATTGAGCCTTTATTGAATATTAAAGATCATGGCAATTTGAATACTGCCGATCTTAAGACAGGATCTAAGATTCCGTCATCGTTTAACAATGAATTACTATCTTACACTGACTCGTTGTCTAAAGAGCCAATCGATGGGGCTACCTCTTCATGTCGTGGAGCATGCTCTGGACTATGTGTAGGGACGTGCGGTAGTACATGTAGTGGTTGTAGTAGCTGTTCAGGCGGATGCACTGGATCTGGAGGTAGTGGAGGTAGTGGATCAAGTGGCTGTGGTGGATGCTCTGGTAATTGCGGTGGGTGTAATTCTTGCTCTGGTTGCATAGGGTGTAGCAGTGGATGCCAAGGAGGATGTTCTGCATCTTGTGAAGGGTGTGGGAAATCGTGCAGTGGGTGCAGTGGGTGCTCGGGATCATGTGAAGGATGCTCAGGATGCGCCGGATGCGGAGGATCTTGTTCTAGTTCATGTTCATCGAAAGGAAAGGGTTCGGCTTGTGCCACATGCTATAGTTGTACTGGCTGTGCTAGTTCGTGTTCTTCATGTTCATCTTGTGGAGGATGCTCTGGATCAAGTGGATGCGGAGGCAATTGCGATGGGTGCTATGCTGGCTGTGATGGGTCTTGTGAAGCTACTTGCTTTAGTAATTGTAGTGGGTGCGAAGGATCATGTGAATCAGCATGTACAACAGGATGCCAAGGCTGTTCTGGTTGTTCTGGAGGATGTAGCGGTTGTTCTGGAGGATGTAGCGGTTGTTCTGGTTGTAGTTCGGGATGTGATGGTTGTAGTAATGAATGCAGTGGACAATGTAAAAACGCATGTGCTACTACCTGCTCAGCAACGTGTACTGGTACATGTCAAGCTCAAGCGTTTGGTGCCGTAGTATCGGGGGTTGAGGACCCAACAGTAGATCTGATTGCGAATGGCATGATGCTACCAATATATTCTCAAACAATATATACCAAAAGCATAGGTCATCCTCATTCGCGTGGAGATAATTATGAGCTTAAAGATCTTGGAATATCTGTAAGATATGACAAACAAAATAATAACATATTATTTGATCTATCCACCGGATTTATGGTAGTAGACAATACCCTATTCAAACAAATCGGATATAACTTGGAGATACCATTGTTTAAAATGATTGAAAGTGAGGATATAAAGTATAATCCTGGTAATGCTGGAACACATGATAAACGCTGGCCGCCAACAATTGAAAATATGAATGGACTTGTCTACAATGCTGGACAAGGATATCAAATACATGTATCGACTGGTTTGACAGAATCAAAAGGGCCGAACAGTAAAAAATATACCCAGTTTGGATTAGTATGGAATAAAAATAATACTACCAAAAATTATGTCGAAACGGGCTCGGTATTTAAAGGGACTAATATAATAAAAATACCATTCAAAATAACAGGAATATAAAACGGATTAAAAGAAAAGGAGTTAACAAATATGAAACACTTTACATTAGAACTTAACAAGGAAACAGCTGACTATTTACAGAGACTTGCATACGAGGTTATGACTAGAAAAGACGTTGTAGCTCATATGCTTGAGTCGGCGAAAGATGATACGGATGCTTCAGTGCTGGACTCAGTACCATTTAAGCATTATCACAAACTACTTGAAGAGGCTGAATGTTCCTACGACATTGCTAAAGCTGAGTTAGAAAAGTCTTTACAGCCTCGTGTTCTGGAGCATGAAGGAAAAGATGTTAAATTCAGATGGGCAGTAACAGACTTTTCAGAGCACCTCGTACACATTACCGTATTAGAGGGCTAAGCCTATGAAGAAGTTTGAGCAGTTTCAGGATATGATCGGAAGGTTGTATCCTGAGACAATTATTACAAATAATGCATCTGACAGAAGAACTTTATCTCGTACCGTGACCTTTCAAGTAACAGACGAGTGCAATTTATGCTGTACTTACTGCTATCAGATAAACAAAGGTAAGAGAAAAATGAAATTCGAAGATGCAAAAAAACTCATCGATATGCTTCTTACGGGGGACAAACGTCTGGGAGAATATATTGACGCGAATACGTCGCCTGGTATTATCATTGAGTTTATTGGCGGAGAGCCTTTCTTATGCGTGGATCTTATTGATCAGATTTGCACGTATTTCTATGATAAAGCTATCGAGTTGATGCATCCATGGGCAACAAAATTCTGTATTTCGATTTGCTCAAATGGTGTATTATATTTTGAGCCTAAGGTTCAGAAGTTCCTGAACAAATGGCGGCATAATCTCTCTTTCTCAATTACCATCGATGGAAATAAGGCTCTGCATGATGCTTGTAGAGTCTTTCCAGATGGTACTGGCTCTTATGATGTGGCAGTAGCTGGAGCTCGTGATTGGATATCAAGAGGATATTATATGGGCTCTAAGATCACTATAGCCCCAGGTAATGTGCAGCATCTATTCTCGGCGATTAAACATATGGTAGAACTTGGATATAAAGACATTAATGCGAATGTCGTTTATGAAAAAGGATGGACATTAGATCACGCAAAAATCTATTATGAACAGCTCAAAATGTTGGCTGATTATTGGCTTGAGAACGACTTAGCTGATGATCATTTCATGGCACTATTTGAGAATGACTTCTTTAAACCAAAAGAAGAAACAGATCTTGAAAACTGGTGCGGCGGAACTGGATTTATGTTAGCGATGGACCCAGACGGTTGGCTTTATCCATGCATTAGATATATGGAGAGCAGTCTAGGAACGTCCCGAGAGCCTCTTAGAATTGGTCATGTCAATTTCGGAATTGCTCAAAGAAAATGCGATAAGCAGTGCGTTGAGTGCCTCAATAAAATTGACAGAAGAACGGAGTCTAGTGACGAATGCTTCTATTGTCCTATTGCTGAAGGATGCAGTTGGTGCTCTGCATACAATTACCAGGAAAATGGAACACCAGATTCTCGTTGCACTTATATTTGCGATATGCACAAGACAAGATCACTTGCAAATGCATACTTCTGGAACAAGTGGTATCGTAAGAAACATTGGAAACAGAGATTCAAAATATACTGTCCGGATGAATGGGCCATTCCTATTATCGGAGAAGAAGAACTTGATATGCTTAAAGAATTAAGTAAGGAGGATCAAAATGAAACTTAAATTTGGAAATGGAACGACAGTTGATATTCGAAAATTTACAAGAGAGTATGCTCAGAATCAGTCAGGTAGAACTTATCTGAACATTACTTCGACATACGAATCTCCAGCAGTGTTTGACAGAATCGCTTCTACGGCTCGTAATGCTGACAATATCTCTCATATGGAGATTACAGACGATAACGAAAATGTCACTACATTCGACGGATTCAAGCTGGATAATGTTATTGAGATCCATGATGGGTTGTCTAATGACGTCACCATCAGAGCGTACAAGAATGATCCAGTTGTTACGACTGACGTTAATAACTCAGAATCAGAGGCTACCAGTGAGTCTTTGACATAAATCAAAATGGTTTATGGAGGTGGTTCCATTGCAGTAATTCTTGAATGTCCAAGTGACGTTAAAAGAAAATTTAATAATACCTCTAGGCTTTTACTCGTTTGTGTCTAGAGGTAAGAACACTTAAATCAAAATAAGAAAGGAGCTGTTTTGCTATGGATTATACATCAAATAACAATACCCAAGGAATGCGACAGTCTATGGGTCCTGTAGGCCAACCAAATTGGAATGGAGGACCGAGACTAAATCATAATCCCCAAGTTATGAATAACCAGGTCGTAGGACAGCCTAATCTGTCAAATGCAATGACAAATCAACAGCCAATTATTCCAATCAGAGGAAGGATTGTAACTTCAGAGCAGGATATCATGCCTGCAGAAATACCAATGGATGGCAGTATTTGTCTGTTTATGACAGAGGATTGTAAAATCGTTATCGCTAAACAGTGGAATAGTAATGGCGTTCTGCAAAGCATCATATATTCTCCAAGTTCGAATGAGCAGGCTCAATCAGAGTGTCAAAATG